CAGGTTAAGCCGCTGTTTCCAGGTCTTTGCCCCGAACAAGGAGTCAAACGGGCCCCACCACTTGTTGTTGACGCCAAATCGCCTGGTTCGAAAGATCAGGTGAACTCCAAGCTTCCAGTGCTTCCAAAAGTATTGGGCTCTTTTGATGATGAATATGATCATTGCCACCTGAGCTGTGTCCCAGCCGATGTCTTTTCAGCCATGAGAACATAGTTCGCAAAGGCGGCGCTCTCGTTGTTGTGGTCAACGACAAAGATGAGCTGGCGTCCGCGCTCGGCCTTTTCCTTGAGATATTGGTAGAGGACGGCGCGCACGTGGGGTGGCAAGCCTCTGGCAACTTCGTCATACCAGCTGAAGTTGACCAAGCTTGAGGCTTGGCTTAGCTCAGACAAGGTCTCGGCGATGATCAGGTTGGCCAGCATGCGTTCCCCCTTGCTGCTCATGTCGAGGTCGTCCGACCCAAAGACGTTCTTGATGTTGACCACCAGCTCGTCCTTGTCCTCGCCTGTGGCCAGCTCACGCTGAGTTGAGAAGCTGATCTCAAGCATGCCACAGGTCATGGCGTGGGAGACTCGGCGGGCGATCTCGTTGAGTGGGCCAATGGCCTCGCGCAGGACCATGTTCGACACCCCAGCGGCCCCAAAGGCCCCAACCCAATACTTGATGACCGAGATCATCTGCTCACTTTCGGATAGCTCCCCAGACATCCTGGACAAGCCTTCTTGAAGCCGGAGCTGCTCGGCCCGCTTGTCTGCCAGCCTGGTTTCGGCCTCAACGACCTTGGAGCGATCTGGAGGCACGGCTAGACCACGCAGGCGCTGCTCCAGTTGTCGGACATCAGCCGCGATCTCCCCGGCTATAAGACCCAGCTTTTGGTGGGCCTTGCTAAGCCGTCGTGTGGGCCTGTCGGCGTTTAGCTCACTGGCCTGCTGGTTTAGGCCTGCCTGCGTGCCTCTCAGCGCCTTTTCACGAAGCCTGGCCTTGTCAAGGGCGGCCTTGGCGGAGTCTTCGGCCTGACGGAGTTCACCCACCTTTTTCTGCAATGACTCAAACTGCTCTGTGGGCATGACCCAATCTCTTTGGCATGTTGGGCAGACCTTAGGCCGGTTTAGAAGTGTCTCTTCACTGGCCCTGGCATTTTGCCTTGTGGTGTGGGCCTTGACAAGGCCTTGGATCTCCTCTTGGACCTTGAGCAAGTTGCCGTCAATCTCAACCTTAGATGACTCGATGGCCTTGTGCCTTTCGGCCTTTGACTCTTCGATCTGCTTGAGTTTCTTGGTGATGTTTCTCTGCCCAGCTTCGATGGCCTCTAACCTCTTTCTGTGAAGTCTTATGTAGCTTTCAGCTGCGTCAACCCTAGCTTGGTGTTCGGCCACGTCTGTGTCATATCTCGCCGTGGCCGCCGTAAGTGTGGCCATGGCCTGTTCAACCTCACCAGCTGATTCACTGACCTTTTCACGCGTGGAGTCAGCATTACTAGAGAGGATGTTATGTTTGCCTGAGAAGTGGTCAAGGACCTCACGGCTTCGTTTTGTGGCAGCTAACCACGGTGGCTGGTGCAGGGTTGTCATCAGGAGGTCGACGGCCTTGGCCTGTGGCAGCTCGTCAAACTGGATCTTGTCACCGTCTACCCAGATTGTCCACTGGGCCAGGTTAGACGCTATCCCGGTGACCTTGGCCAGCTCCTCCTTGGTCAGGGATATGTGTGGGCGGCTGACGGCCGTCCCGGCGCGTGTGAAACGAATCCCCTCGCCAGTCCTGCTCAGTTCCTTGCACCTGTAGCCGATCTCGATGTCGAATGGCCGTCCTTGGAGTTCGGCCACCACCCTGACATAGGTGTCGTTGCGCTGTGGCCGGCGGCTAAATTTCACGAGTGGCTTTTCTGGTAAGCCCATGACTGCCTTGGACAGGGCGGCCCCAAAGTTTGTCTTCCCAGCGCCAGAGCTGTCGAGGTGGCCTTCAGAGACAACGTTATTTCCCAAGACTAACACGAGCCCATATTCTGGAAATTCAAGTTCGGCGGTGGTGATGGTGGCCCAGTTCCGGATGGCAATCCCACGGATGTTTAGGTTGGCCATTGACAGAAGAACTAAGAGGTAGTTAGTGTGTGACGGCAAGGCAACTGATCGATCAACTATTCGAGGAGGGTGAGGAGCCCAAGGCGATCTTCTTTGCCACAGGAAAGATGCCCAAGTTTCCTGATGGGTTTGTCAGCCGAGACCCAGATTTTCAAGCTCAGTGCGATGGGCTTATGGACTTTCTGCATGGCCTTAACTTTTTTGGGGCCACGCTCGATAGCTTGGTGGCGGGTGGGGTTGTCATCATCCGAAGGCTCGGTGGGCACCCAAGGGCCAGGTTTGAGCTGATAAGCCGGGCCAAGAAGACCAGGCTGAAAGGTGACCAGGTCTTCAAGTTGCAGAAGATCCTAGGCATCACCCCAGATGATGTCATGCTGTGGAGGATGAACCCAAGCATCTCAGGTGGTGAGCTGGTCTATGCAGGCGTGGCCATCTTTGGCGAGTCTGACATCGCGAGCCGGTCACCGAACTATGAGCCATCCACGCCAAAGCCAAAGTTAAAGGAGGAGCCTAACCGGCTTGGAAAGCCAAGGAAGTTACAGCGTGGGAGGGGCTGGTGGTGAACAGCCGAGCTGTCATCGACCTGTGTGAGATGCCACGGTTTCGTCCACCAACTGGAGGTATACCAGTTATTCGCATAAACACGGGTCATGCATGGCCTCCGATGTCCAAGTGTGAGAAGCTTCTGGAGCCTTTTCGATACCTAGCCGCATCTGTTGACACGTCTCAGGAAGATATGGCCTCATTTGTTAGGCTGAAGAAGTCAGAGGACAAGCTTTACAGGGTGATCATCGATGACTATGACTTCTACGTCTTGGCCAACCCACGAGAGGAAGTTCAGTTAGGCAACTTGGCTATCAAGAATGCCATGAGGCGAGAGGAGTCTGTCCAATATCTCGAGGAGCGAATGTCGTTTCGGCAGCTGATGAACTACAGCGAGCCGAAGCGAGTCATCCGCAGCTTGACCGTCCATGGCCCACCACTCAACATCCGGGCCGTTGAGGATGGGATGTATTACCTCTTCAACTTCAAGAGTTCACCGTCGACGACTGGCCTTCGGCACAAGGGCTTCGTCAAGTTTATCAAGCCAAAGCAGCGCAAGCCACTGATGGACCTTGACTGCCTCGTGGACTGCACCTGCCCTGACTTTCGCTATAGGTGGGCGTGGGTTGACAAGCAGAAGGGGGCCAGCAGGATTGGGCCGAAGAGCATGAACCAGTGCATCAACCGGGCCCCACACATCACCAACCCTGCCGGCATGCCTGGCCTGTGCAAGCACATCTTGGCGCTGAGAAATTGGATTGACAACTCACTGGACATCATCACGAGCGACAGCCCAGATGATGGCAGCGCCCTTAGCCGGCTGGTGTCTTATGCCCAGCATCGGCATGCCAACGAGCCAGAGCTCATGGCCTTGGCCAAGGCGAGAGACTACAAGACTCTGCTTGCCAGGCTCAACAAGCGTGAGGGCAAGCCAGGGGCGATTGACAAGGCTGCCGGGAAGCACCCTAAGGCCAAGCGAGAAGAGGAGCCTGAGATGACAGAGCCACAGCAGCTTCAGCAGGGCGTGACGAAGGAAAATGCATGTCCAACTTGCAAGGGGACCGGGCAGAAGGACAGCAAGCCATGCTTCACATGCCATGGGAGTGGGAAGAACCCTACGGCTAAGACCAACCCACTTGACTTTCACGGGATAGTTGACTTGAAACCTGAACCCTTGCCGCCTGAAATTCCGGGCGAAGGTGAAGAAGGCAAGACTGTAGATAGTTTGGCAAAGACAATGATTATGAACCTCACGGAAGCACAACAGACAGTCAGGGGGATGATGGAGGATGCTACGACCGCCCTTCAGCAGCAACCTGGTTCGATTGCCGCCATGGGAAATCAACCTCCGACAACGGGTGCGGAGGGTGAGGTCTCGGCCGAGAGCGAAGCTCTTAACCTCCTGCGGTCCATCAACGCAGGCATCTCTGAGCTGGTTCCGGCTGTCCAGGCCTTGCAACAGACCAGCCTCGCCGGGCCAGAAGGTGAGGAAGGTGTCGAGTTTCCAGAGCCTGGCAGCGAAGGTGGTTTTGATGCCGATGCGTTGGACACCGGTGGTGAGGACTCGTTCGGGGCCTTTGGCGGCCCTCGCCGTGGTAGTGCCGGCAGTGAGTTCGGTGAGCTTGGCAGCGAGGGTGAGGAAGCTGGGCTAGGGAGCGCTGAGTTTGAGTTTGGCAGCGCGGAACGCGAGCTTGGTGACGAGGAGGCCGCTCGCGGCAGTGCCAGCCGCGAGGGCAGTGCCAGCCGTGGATTTGGAGGCAGTGCCAGCCGTGAAGGCAGGGGCAGTGCCAGCGCCAGCCGTGAACGCGGCCGGTTTGGCAAAGGCCGGCGCAATCCGACCATCTCCGGCAAGGAGGACTAAGCATGTATCCAGGACAATATCCTCAGCCTAACCCGAGGCAGACCAAGTTCCAATGCCCGATGATCAGCGGGTATTCGACCTTCCGTCTCTTTGCCCCGGCATTGGCGAGCACGGCTCCTCCAACCTCAGGATATTGCGTGGTCTCCGCGACCATCGAGAACCTTGAGGACACGGCTCTCCAGCTAAGCTTTGTCCCATTGGATGACAGGACGAGTGCCGTCTTGGCTGGGTCTGGTGCTCGCTGCTCGCTCTATGACGCGGCCGGTGGCGACCTTCGTGGGAACATCGTGGCCATCAACAGTGGGACTGGGAGCACGCTCTTCGTCAGTGGCTATGGCAGCGTGCGTGTCACGTTTCAGACCCAGCGGTCTTACCTTGAGGTCTTCACCGACGGCCTCGGGCCCGCAAATGTCAGGGTCACGCTCGAGTCACTCCTCCAGTGGGACCAGATGAGCTTCGACAAGACCGAGACCAAGTATCCTCAGGCGATGGTCCAGCCGCCTTGGTCGTCATTCCCATGGCCGTCATAACATGCCCTGCAGAGACGACATCGGCAAGATGCCCATCCCGCCGCTTGGGAAGCGGTATTCTCGCCTTACCTCCAAGGACCTTGCCCCATCTAGGCCTGGCGGCATGTCACGCAAGCAGGCGATGTGGTATAGGCTTGGCAACCAGCTTTTCAACAGAGGCAGGACCGTCGGCAAGTTTGACAGCAAGGACGCCGTCGGTCCAGTTCAGCATTCCATGCATGCCAACTTCACAGCCCGCCGCGCAGGGCAGAAGCCAGGCGGTGGGCGTCGCATGGCCGAGGCGATCGTTGACCGGCTTCTCGGCCGGTAACGATGCAAGGTCAGGTCATCACCCAGTTTGGCCTTAAGCAGCACGGCGTCATCCAGGCCGTTGATGGCGTCACGCCTGTCAGGGTCATCATCCAAGAGCGAGTCAACGTCCCGGCCACCTGGACCTACACGATCGCGTCGACAGACGTGACCTCGTTCAACAGCAGCTTCCACGATGCCATGCTGGCGCCAACGCCGCTGGTCTACGTTCGTATCGGGACCAACGCTGGCAGCCAGGTTAACTGGAGCCCATGGCAGGCTCACCTGGTTGTCTTGCTCAGGTCAATCCCCAAGCCGGAGGGTTATACGATCTTGATGAAGTCGAGTGACCACTTTGCCATCATGGACCGTGAGACGATCATGGCTGCCTGGCAAGGGACTGTTGGTGACATGGTCACGGCGGTGGCCAACAACTATGGCCTGGTCCCTGTGGTAGAGCCGACTAATGGGAACTTCAACCTGATCCAGTCACACACCTCTGACTTTGAGTTTATCACTGAGCGGCTTCTCAAGCGGTCGGCCAACTCAAATGGCAGGGCTGACTTCAGGACCTATGTGCGAGATGGGGAGCTGCACTTTCACACGACTGGATACAAGAAGAAGCCCTACCCGCTTAGGCACTTCTTTGGGCCCTCTACGACGGCCGTGTTTGATGACTCAACCCAGAAGCAGATCCACCTTGGAGGGGCCGGGATCTTGATGCATGTGTTCAACCCTCACAGTGGCACCATCAGCCAGGTCTTTTCCAAGCCGCCGACGACAAAGATGGCCAAGAGCTACCCCAACTTCTCAAGCATCAGGGGTGGGCCTCGCATCGTAGACTGGACCATTGGCGCAAACCAGCCAATTGAGCCGACACTCATCGCCCAGGCCATGTATGAGCTGGCCCACCTGGAGGAGTATGTGGTGACACTGAGGACGGACCAGATCTTGATGAGGGTTGATGACCTCGTGAACTTAGACTTTACCCAGTCTGCGACAAGCTTGAACCCATGGAGTGGGGTCTATGCCGTGCTTGAGGCAACGCACAATGTCGTCAACGGCATGGTGACGTCGTCAGTCACGCTGACGCGCGGTGAGATCAACTGAGCGCCTCTCTTGCGCCTCTGCCTTGTCTCCCACCTGAGGGCCCACCTATATCTCTCCATGGACTCTAGGAGCTTGGCCACGGTCTTTCCGGACGCGATCACCTTCTCCTCAGTGTAGGCAAAATCACGCCGCTTGCCGTCTTGGTCATACCAGCCGGAAGACTGGTCCTTGGTGTGTTTCCTTGTGCCGATGATCAGGAACATCCAGTGGCATGGCCTTGAGATCCTGGCCGTGTCACACTTGAACATGCGGATGGCCTTGGCGATGATGGTGCTTTCTTTCATGGCAAGATTGCTGTTGGGTCGGTGAAGTCGGCCTCACGCCGATCGAATGTGGTCTTGGGTTCTGACATGGGTCCTAGTGCAAGCGCCAGACCTTTCTGGCGCTTCTTCTCGATGAAGGCGCAGTTTCGCTCAATCAATAACGCATCGGCATTTGTAAGCGTGAACAGGAGCATCCGAGCATCAGTTTTGCGCGGCTTAAGGTGAAGGCTAGATGACTCACCGAAGGTTTCAACCCCATGTGGGCCGATCTTGAACTCACCCGCAGAGATGGGCCTGGCATAGGTTCCTTTTTCCATCTCGAGCTTGATGGTCGAGTGGGTGGTGTGGTTTCCGAAGATGACCGGAAACCGAGCCCCGTTAGGGTATTCAAAGATGACGTATTTCATGCCAGGACGGTCTCACAGATGACCTGGACATCCTTGTTGAAGTAGGTGATGGCCTGCTCCCGCCACTCGGCCAGCTTGGTTGAGGTCCACTCATCACCAACTTGGGACCCGCCCACCATGGTGAGTCCACCATCAGCCAGGACAAACTCGCTGACGGCCTCACAGATCTGGTCTGGCCCGTTGCCAAAGATCTGACAGGAGACACCCGGGCCGTAGAGAACGATGATCTCAAAGGCCATCCTGACCTTCTCAGTTGCCGCGTTGTCATCGTCCAGCTGAGCTGGGGCTGCCTGGGTGATCGGAAACCTGGGGGCTGGGAGAAGCTGTGGCTGACTGCACTCTAAGGCAGCCCTCTTCTTTTTCTTGGGCCGAGGACGGGTCATCTCCAGGTTGTCCCACAGTGGGATCAAGTCGCCTTGGGTCACCTCATAGGCGACATACGAGTCAAACCTCAGTTCCTTGACTACCTTGAAGCTCGAGACGGTGTAGTGCATGTTGGTCACCATGCACGTCCGGGACGCCACGACTGTCCCAAGCACGCCATTGACGTCAACTTGGTAGGCGTGAAGGCCCTGCCAGTGCTTGTAGGCAAAGAGGCGGTTGTCCTGAACCCAGATGACGCCGGTGGAGCCGTCAGCCCGGCCAAGTTCCTTATCGGCGATGAGTGGCCCAAGGCACTGGCTGTCCACGGCGATGTGGCCAAGGCCTTTCTCAGTGGCCAGCTCCTGGTAGTTGCGAAGGACCCCGTTGTGGGCGAAGATGATCGGTGGCCCATCACCCTTGGCATACGTGAACGGGTGGGCGTTCTCGTCGGTGACAGCCCCATGTGTGGGCCAGCGGACATGGCCAAATCCCAATTGGGAGGCAGAGGCGCGCTCAACTCGGTGGTTGTGGTTCCGCAGGAAGGCAGTTGGGTCGATGGCCCGCTTGAAGATGTTTGGGCCATCGTCATCGAGATACACGAGTCCGACACTGTGGTTCCCGAATGGGCGGGCCTCTGTGAAGAGGCGCCTCAGGATCGCATTGTCAATTTTCTCGTTCCAGCCAAAGATGGCACAGGCAATCGACACGGTGTGGTCATGAGTATTTAGCACATGCCGTGCAAAGATCCAAACTACGACCGCAACTACTATGCGAAAAACAAGGCCAAGTTGAGAGCCCAAAAAAGGGCTTACTATGCGGTTAAAGGCAGAAACTGGTTTCGCAAGAACCGAGAACGCCAACATCAGCTTACTGACCAACGCCGGAGACGTGCTCCAGAGAGATATTGCCAGATAATGGCGGATGCGTCTAAGCGATACAGGGCAAAACTGGCCGCTGTAAAGAAACGGTTGGTTGACATGTTCGGTGGACAGTGTAGTCGATGCCCGATAACCGATCCTAGGGTGCTTGATTTCGACCACCGAAACCCGGCTACGAAACTGTTCAGCTTGACTACGGCTTCCATGAGTCGACCGTGGGCGGTTCTGGTCGCAGAGGCTCGAAAGTGCCAACTGCTGTGTTCCAACTGCCACCGGATCAAGACGATCGAGAACGGTGACTGGGCGAACAAGCGCTCTCAGCGCGTATATTAACGTCGTCATCATGGCATCAATATACTGCCGGGCCAGAACTTGTAAACAAGAATTTATCGGAGTTCTTGGGCCCTCTTCATGACGGCGTGGACCACCTGTTGGGCGATGTCTGGGGCGCGGATCCGGACCAGGTGCCAGAGGTTCTTCTGGGCCCACTCATTTTTCCTCTTGTCAGCCAGCATGTTGTGCCAGCGCCGGTGATAGGTAACGGAGTCAATCTCAATCAGCATCCGCAGCTTTGGGATGGCGAAGTCGAAGATGAATCGACCAATCGGGTATTCGGCAAAGGCCTTGACATGAAGCTGCTCCAAGGCTTCACGAGCCTCCTTCTCGAGAGGCGTTTCCTCTCCAGGCCTGGCAAGCCGCAGGATCTTTGGCCTATCCAAGCACTCAAAGCATACCCAGACACGGGTGTGATACCGGGTGCGGCTCCAGAAAAACCGACCAGTATTGGCCGCCTTTTGTTTATGACATCGAGCGCAAACCTGCGGAAGGTCTGATTCCTTCACTTTTCTTCAACAGACATGAGCCGCGCTTCTAGCTCAAAGAGCGCGTCTTGGTCTAGTTTTAGGTCGAAAAGTTCAATTGAGGTTTCATCTGGGCTTGGGACCAGATCACAGAACAGGCCAACGGTTTTCTTGGAGGCGAAAAACTTAGCGCAATCTTCTGCGCTAACTCGATGCTGACTGCCATCAAACATGATCACGACGGCGGATGAGTTTTCGCCTGTCTTAACCTCGTCTGACATGTCCAAAGTTTCGGCCAGGTCGGCCAATGCGATACTTAGCCTGTCAATTGGGGCACTCATAGCTTAGTTATAGTGTGAAATTTACGGAACAGAAAGAGTTTCTGTATGACCCCGCGCTTTTCAGGCTGGCAGAAACTCAAACTGCGCTTAAGGTCTACGCAGAGTATGTCCAAAAGTATACCCCAAGACCTGCGCCTAAGACCTTGGAGGTGGAGCGGTCGACGGATCGGATAGATCCAGTTTGGCACGTTCCGTTGTCTTCAAGAACACAGTTTTCTCGTGAGCTGTTCATCCCGGTGATAGTGCACACCTCGAAGCAAAAGTGGGTCTTTGACCTCAACACGAAGGTGCTTATCCCAAGGCGCACGAACCAGGTCATCATGGCCTTTCTCCACCTGCAAAAGTGGGACTATTTTCCTCAGAAGGGTGACTTCATCGTCTACAGTGGTTACCGTAACATCATCATCGAGGTTGAGATCCCACCAGAGGCCTATTGGCAGCAGACGAACTGCTGGATGGGCCTGACATGCCACACTGAGATTGCCATCGAAGGCGATGCCAAACCGGTTGTCAACCCAGCACAGGCCAAGGGGCCAGAGAAGAGTGAGGGTGCTCTGGCTGAGATCAAGTCAGCTGAATGAGCAACGAGCTTGATGTGGTCTTGGTTGACCCACTCTATGAGGAACTTGAGAAGGCCATCAACGAAGGCCTTGACCGAAAGCTGATCTTGGCCAAGGCCCTAGAAGAGTTTGGCAAGATCAGGAAGTCTCCTGTCTTGCCGGCGGTGGCTGCCCATAGGGTAGAGCAGATCAGAAGCTTAGCAAACCGGTTGAGGATCTCAGTCAAGCACAAGAGGAGCGGGCCTGAAGGTGAGGCAGAGTTTTCAGTCGTAGTTGACCCACAGGATGAGCTTGTCTACAACCTGCTAAAGTTTGGGTCGGAGTGGCATGAATCCCTTGACATTGAGGCCATTGTCATGGCCTGCATGCCGGAGTGAGCTGTATCTAAGAATGCTGACAGAGTTTTTATGAACAAAGTTGATCAAATCCTTGAGAGGGTGGACCTGAAGAGCAAGACTTCAATCCAAGAGGCGGCCAGCGAGATGATTGGGATGAACAACGTCTCTGAAGGCGATGACGTCACCGTGGTGGATGGCTCGACATTTCCCTATGAGGGCCAAGTCGGGAAGGTGACGAAGATCGATAAGGACACGGGGTTGGCGCACGTGAAGTTTCCAAGCGCGGCCGAGCCGGTCCCCTTCTTGTGTAGCCTGCTGGTCCCGGTTGGCAAATAAGCCTGTGAACGCGATTCGTCGACTCTTGGACGAGTCAGACAGCGTGGTGCCAGTGATGGTCCCGTCGGCTGCACTCCTCGCAAGGCAAAGGCGGTCTCGCCCATGGTGGCGAAAGAGTGAGACCGACCCTACGGCCTTGGCCCAACCGACTGAGGAGCCAGCTAAGGTGACTAGCTCCAAGGTAACCACCAAGGCCGCGTTGGAGGCCCACCTGCGTAACCTGGCATCCCAGATCCAGGACAGCGCTGAGCTCAAACCATACGCCAAGACTATCAACAGGCTGGCCGAGGTGATCAGCACCAACGCCTTCATCCCGATAGATGCCGAGTTGTCGGTGTCTACGATCGCCCAGCCCAACGTCGTGACGGCCCCACTGCCACCTGAAAAAGACCCCATCCTAGCGGCGATCTTGGGCAAGGAGCCTCCGCCACCGCTGAACCCGGTCAACAAGGCCCTGGTCATGCCACAGCTGCAACAACAGCCAGCTCCGGCAAAGCCAGCCCAGGGCCCGACAAATGTCCAGAGGGCCATGGAGGCAGCTGCGGCGGGGCGTGAGCTGCCATCGAAGGTCCAGCTCGTGCCATCGTCATCGCTCTCGACAGCCGCTGGGATACTCCAGATGGAGGGTGTGGATGCGGGTGCGGGTGGCCCACTTTTGGGGGCTCCTCCTACGGGCAGTGGAGGCCAGCAGGTGTGGGCGGCCTTCAAGCGGTTTTTCAGGTCGAAGTAGATAGGATTGATATATGAGCATCCAAACATTTCCGGGCGTCTATCCGACTATCACGGACAAAAGCGCCGTCACGGCACCAGCCAGCCCTTACGTGGCTGGCATCTTGGCCGTGGGCACCAAGGGCCCGATGGATACCCCGACGGCAATCTCATCTGTGGAAGGCTATCTGCAGGTGTTTGGGTATCCTCAGGCATCAGTGCCTTACGGTGCCCAAGCCGTTGCGGCCGTGGCCCAAAACTCGGATGGCATCGTCTTCACGCGGGTTGGCAAGAAGTATAAGGCCATCGCCACCGACGGCACCAGCTCCCACACGTTCTCTTCTGGCTCTCACCCGGTCGTTGACACGATGATCTTCACGACCAAGGTCAAGTCATTTTCGATCGGTGACTACCTCCGTGTCACCTGCCCCGGCAACATCACCTCAACCAACGCCATTGTCACTGGCTACATCACAGATGGTGGGGTGTTGACCACACTGCCCTCGACAGCGGACCTGGTTGGCCTTGTGCTGTCCAGCAGTGCCCCACTGTCCAATGAGTATGTCGAGAATGCCCAGATTGACCGGAGCACGCTGCCCAACGCGGCCTCGAATGCCGAGTCATTTCTTGAGTCGCTGGTCTATGGGGCGAACGACTACACCAGCAGTGCAGGGTTCGTCTCTGGCAACAAGGGTGAGTATGAGTTCACCGTCTCCGGGGTTGTGGGGCCACAGCCTGTGGTGTCGATGAGCATCTCCGGAACTGTTGGGACCATCATCTTGGACGACACGGTGGTCACCTTAGTGTTCCAGGTCAATGACAGGATCCACATCGACAACACGAACTCGACGGTCATCAACAATGAGTTCACGGTCGCCACAGTCGCCACCAACACCCCCACGTCTGGCCAGACGACGTTGACAGTCACCGTCCCGGGAAGCCTGGGCTCGGACATCCTGAATGGCAAGTCGTTGGCCAGTGGGTATGTCCAAGTTACGGTCGCCCCTGGGTCTCTCTACCACTGGACGAAGTCTGCCAACGAGACGATGTTGATCAACGGTTCGCAGGCCCTCACATCGACGGGTGACTTCACGGCCCAGGGGACATACGTCAGGGTTTACTCCTCCATCGAGATGACGGCCCAGGGAAACCTGAAGATCTACAACAACGTCCCATCAGGGTCTGTCTCGGTAGCCGCCGGTGCCACCGCGATCACCATCGCAATCCTAGCTCCAGGCGACCTCATCCAGATTGCTCAAACCGGGTTTGGGACTACCCGCGAGGCCATGGTCCAGGAGATCGTCGGTGGGTCGACCGTCAACCTCTACCCGTCGAACAACAACGAGATTGGCTACGTGGCCTTGGCCCTTCAAGACACCTACGTGGCCGGGCAGCTTTACAAGGTCAACCGTGACTCTGCCGGGTCCTTTGTGACCACACCCTGCATGCACATCGTGGCCTCCTCGGCCGGCACGTGGGCCAACAGCGACGGGGTCTCAACTGGCCTGTGGACCAAGGTAGCCCCAGGCTCCACCCCTGGGACGAAGAAGTTCATGACCTACCTGAATGGGTCACTGGTGGAGACGATCGACAACCTGTCGACGGACCCAGCGTCGCTGTCCTACTACCCGGCGATGATCAACGGGATCTCTGACTACATCGCGATCTTCACCCTGGCTTCGGACGATGTCAACAGCCCTTCCGGCATGCTGTCGAATACGGTCTCTGGCACCCTTGGCTACAATACCTTCACGCCTCCGGCCAACACGATGAACGGCTGGGGGATCGGTGTCCAGGTTGTCAACTTTGCGGTGTTTGGTGACACCAACCGCGGGTATGGCCTCGGCTTTGACGGTGAGAATGCCGAGCCTGCAGATTACATCGGGACCTACGACACCGCGACCGACACCTACACCGGTCTCCAGGCCTTCCTCATGCAGGGCAAGAACCTCGGGCTGGCTGCCATCGCCGTCCCGGGTGTCACCGACTTCGGCGTCCAGCAGGAGATGTTCTCAATCGCTGAGGCCATCTTTGCTGAGGCGCTCATCGACCCACCCCTGGGGTTGAACGGCCGGGCGATTGTCGACTGGACCAACGGGACAGGTGTGGCCGGCATTGGCCGAGGCAAGTTGGACACCTGGCATGGGGCCATGCTGTGGAGCTGGGCCCAGATCGTCGACCCATTCACTGGCCTGAACGTCTGGGTGCCACCCTCAATCGCCCTGATGCGCCAACAGGCATACACGGCGACCCACTTCGCACCGTGGTATGCCGCGGCTGGTGAGACGCGAGGTGTGCTGTCCCCGTGGGCCATCGCGATTGAGTTCCCGCACCTCAGCATGCCGACCAAGCAGGCCATGTATGGCGGCGGCCAGGTGGTCAACCCAATCCTCGCCGAGTATGGCGAGATCCTGATCTACGGCAACTGCACGCTCCTGCGTGTTCCGCCAGGTGAGACTGACAAGCTTACCGATCTGGCCGTGGCGATGCTGACGAAGTATATGGTTCGCCAGCTGGACCTCCTTGGCCGGAAATACATCTTCGACCCGAACGACCCGGAGCTGATGACCTTGGTCACGAACGACTACTCCTCGTTCTTGGATGTCCTCAAGGACTCGAGGGCCTTGGCTGACTATGCCCTCAAGATGGACGCGTCCAACAACACGGCCGAGGTCCAAAACGCAAACGCGGCAGTTGTCAACCTCAACTTCATCCCATTCGGGACGATGGAGCGGCTCTACGTCAACGCGACTGTCAACGCTTCTGGGGCGACCATCAACAGCATCAGCAGCAGCCCAGTCACCAGCTAGTTAGGATGTTATGAGCAACAGAATGTTGTATAAGAACGAGTGGGGGTCTGAGCACCAGAACCTTGACCCTCAACGCACGGACCTGTTCCGCTTCCTAATCAACCTGCCTGGGTATGGGGTCAACGTCTGGCAGGACACGGTCTCGTTCGCCGTGGAGCGGTTCCCATTTCCTGACAGGGCTCAGCAGACCTTCGAGATGAAGTATCTGAACCAGGTCAACCACATCCTTGGCTCTGACGTGGCCACGGCCCCGGTCGAGGTCCCAGTCCGCTATGCCTTCACCCAGAAGACGGCCCAGATGCTCTATCGCTGGCACGCCCTGTCGTCCAACCCGCAGACTGGGTCTGTTGTCAGGACCTCCGACATCAAGTGCTCTGGGTTCTTCTATTGGCTTGTCCCGATGAAGATCTCTGCCACTGGTGGGATTGGCTCGATGGCCTCGATTGGGGCTGTCGAGGCGGCCGCCGGGGCCTCGGCATTTCCAGTTGGAGCTGCCTTTGGGGCGGCCGCGGCTGCTGGCAACCCACTGGCTGGCCTGAAGGTCGGGATGCAATACAAGCTTGAGGGCTGCATGATCATCAACCTGAAGCCTACCGACGCGAACATGACTGAGGGGAACGTGCCGGTGACGCTCACGTTTCGGCTTGTCGTTGACCGCTTTTACCCCATCAACCTGGGCGATGCGAACATGATCATCGACTGATTCTGGTGTTGACAAAAACGGCCCACTGGCCTGCTGCCAGTGGGCCGCTGTCGTGTCTGGGCCCGTCGTGTCCGGGAATCAGGTTGTGGTCTGGCCGGCTGGCGCCACAGGCGGCTGCGATGAGACGAGCACAAGCCCGTCGAAGCGAGTGAAGAGCTCGGGGCCAATGCGGCGTTCCGGGTCGCTGAGCTCGATCGTCATGTCGCCAAAGGCCTTGATGGTGACCTTATTGCCCCGGCGCTGAACTGAGAACAGGGCTTTCGGCCAGATGTAGGTTTTGACCCCGTCTCTCTCCACCGCCAAGATCGTGTTGTCGTGGCTGGTCCCCTTGTATTGGAGCGATGGGAGGTTCAGGATGTTGTAGCGGTCGTTCAGCTCCTTCAGGAAGCGCTCCAGCCGGTGCTTGGTCATGCACGCCAGTGTCGTCTTCGCGGAGGATGTCACCACGACTGCCGTCTCCTTCTCCGGGTTGACTCGCACCGTCTTGAGATCCTGGGTGTTGATCGCCATGTAGTCCCCGTCGGACTCCGTCTTGACTATCAGGATATATGTGGGTTTCATGTGTTAATTTTGGTGGCTCACTGAGGTCATCCAGCTCGGTGTCGACTTCAACGTTCGAGGTCCGCTTGACCTCCCAACGAATTGGGCGGTAGGGACCACTCCTATAGCTAGCGGCCTTGGCCACGAATTGGGTGTGAAGTTTCTTAAACCTGGCGACAAGTTCAATGAGGACGCAACGGTCGAAGACCAAGTGGCTGAACAGCATTCCAACGAACCAGACTGCCGGACAAACCCACAGCCAGGAGAAATTGCCCCCAGACATGAGAGTGACGCCTGCTGTGAATGCCGCTGGTCCATAGACGAGTTGGCCAATCTTGTTGAACCGCCGTAGCGCTGTGATTAGATAGCGAACTCGATCAGGTTGCAGTTGGAACGCAAGACTGATGCGCCGACGCTTCCACTCAACACTTCGTCGGAGCCAACCAAGCGGGTTGTGGTCTTGTCGCCTTTGGTCTGCAACAGGCTGACCGCTTTCAGGTTCACCACGGTGAAATCGCCAGGGCCCTCAGGAGCTTCGGGAGAGGGTGGCGCCGGTGCCGCAGGAGCCAATGCTGGCTCAGCGGTGGTTGGGGCGGGCTTCTCGACGGCTTTGTGGCCAGTGTCACCCATGACCTTCGAAAAGTTTGGGTATTCGTTGAGGTCGACGCCAGCGGCCAGGATTGCCGTCTTGAACGTCGTCTCGATGCCGGCACTCTTGGTAGAGCACCAGCCGCGTTCGGCAAGGACCTTGACGATCATCGCCTTGGTGGGCTTTTCACCCAGGGCTGTCTCCACGACGGTGAGCGCCGTGACCAGCTCTTCTTTGCTTCGTTGACTGATTTTCATAAGTTGCAGAACAGCTGCATGAGGTCAATATACGGCCTGGCTAGAGTTTGTAAACAAGAATTTGTCAAAAGGCCCCAACGACAAGCACCGGCACCTTCCTGAAGGCGTGGTCTTTTGACATCCTCAGGTTGAACTTGAAGTCGTGTAGGGCGTCATCTTCGGAGTAGACGATGGGCACCCCATGGACGTTCAAGGAGGTGTTGATGATCGGCCCGCCACCCAGGTTTTCGAGGATCTCACGGATCGGCATGGGGTCGCCCGGGTAGACTATCTGCGGCCGGCCTGAGAAGCCACTGCCATCTGGATATGGGTGGGCCACGCCGTCGAACTCCGTGGTGACCTTCCTGCGCCAGTCGTGGGTGACGATCATGTAGCGGTCTGAGCCCACGGTGCGACTGAGCTCTGCCTGGCTGAACATACTGCGGGCCGTCGCCTCAAGCATCACCGGAGCGAACGGCATGACGGTGTCACGGCCATTGAGGGCGTTGATGATGTCCACGTTCTCCCTCGTAGGCAGGGCTAAGGTCGACGTGTTGCACAGGGCCCTGGGGCCGAACTCCATGTTTCCCGTGACGGTGTTGACTATCATGTCCTGCCTGAGGAGGTCGGTGATGATGCTGACGTAGGCGCTGCGGCTGTTTGTCCAGTGGGCCCCAGATTCACCGATCTCAACTGTGCCCACATGGTCTGGGAATGGTGGCAAGGCCCTTCGGCCCCACTGGAGTGACGTGAATGGAAAGTGAAAGCCATGTCTGACGTAGACCCCAATGGCCGCCCCTTGGTCTCCGGCAAGTGGCACGGCGCAAAATTGGCCAGGGATGCTCTTGAGGATGAAGTTGTTCAGCTTGACGTTGTAGTGGACGCCACCAGTCACGATGGCATTCTTGATGTGAAACTCGTCGATGACCCTCTTGTAGAAGGTCTCAAGGATCGTCTGGATGTAGTGGCCGATGATGGCCCGGCCTTTAAGACTCTCTGGGGTGACGAGACCATTGTTTGACATGTTCACCCTCTCGAGAAGCTTGCTAAAGTGTTCATGCCAGTAGGCCTTGACCTTGTGAAGGCTGTCTGTGTGGATGAAGTCGTTGGCGTTGTAGGTGACGTGGCCGTCAAACAGGCTCTCGTCAGCCCACCACCTTTCGACCAGGGCCTCGGCTAAGTTTTCAACCACCTTGACCGTGTGGGCAGAGGCGTTCGTCCTGATCCGGCTTTCGTAGCCAAGGAACTTATACTCATCTTGGTTTTCCTTCATCCTGCAGAATGACGTTGCATATTGGTAGAGCAGGCCAAGTGACCACCTGAAGCCACAGACCCTGGAGTGGAGGCATGGGGTCCAGCTGTGGTTCCATGGGTCGATGGCATAGATGGAGAAGACCTCTTGCCGAGTTCCAAACCCGTCACAGACGATGACCTGCACGGTCTCTCTTGGCAGCTTGGTCATGTGCTGGCGGTAGAATGCGATGGCTGCCCAGGCGTGGGCGTCGTGGTGGGTGAAGGCCCAGTTGATGTCGAAGATGCCACCTCCACCCTTGGTCAGCCTCTTGACAGCTGGCCTATGCCAGTATTTTTCCAGCCTAGGGTGCTTGGCTGTCTTGAGTGACTTGCAGTCAAACCAGTGTGAGACGAAGAGGTTAATCGGCTTGCGGTCTCCTACCTGCTCAGCAATCTTGTCAATGGCTAAGCCAGGAAAGTTGGAGTCACTCTTGACCCGAGACAGTCGTTCTTGCTCATAGCCAATGACGTTGACACCATCGGTCCAGATGGCAGATGCGTTGTGGCCAAGCGTAAGGAGCAGGTTCATAAGATGCGTGGACCGTGGGCAAGGTCTTTTTGGTTGATCCTCTTTGCCGCGTGAAAGAGGAGGTTGACGATGGTGTGGTAGTGTTTCCAACCATCGCGAGAGTCTGTGTCACACATGACTGACAGGCCCTTGGATGGCTGACCGGCCATGGCCTTGATAAGTTGTTCGAGGTGTGGAAGTTCCTTGACCAGGGCCGGCCCTTCACCCAGGTTAAGCTGCGGGAAGACAAAGGCCAACCCCTCCAGGTCTGAGCTGCACTTGATAGAGAGTGAGTCCTGGGTGTAGCAGTGAAACGAGCCGACATTGTGGATGTAGTCGCCAAGCACGATACCCGTGCGTCCCTTGGCACTGAGCTCAGCCCGGACATAGTCCATCAAGAACGTGAAGAATGCTACGTCGTAGCGAAAGCCGTCCCAGAGCTCATTGCTGCGCATTGTGGCGATGCAGTGAAGCTTCCCGTCACGGATGAGAAACTGCAGGCTGGTCGTGCAGACGTGGTCCTGGGTGTCACTGATCAGGACACTTGGCCGGTTTAGCAGGATGACTGCCTGTCTGGTCATTGGGTCCTTGTGAAGCCGGGTGATGGCCAGGTCAAGCTGCCCTTCCTTGAAGACATACTCGCCATAGTTCGAGTTCAGGTCGAGTCGAGGGTCAACATCAGTTTGTCTTGTTGCTAGGCTGTCTGTCATTCGCTTCCACATCTTTGGCCGATAGGTCTCAACCCCATCAAGCCTTTGGCGGCCTTTGGCATACCAGCACAGTTGGGCGGCCACATAGCAGATGTCCTCTTGTGGTTGGATCCTAGATGAGAAGAAGATCGGCCCTGGGATGTCCTTGAACGTGACCCCAAGGTCGATGATCTCCTTGAGTTGGCCACGCCTGTCGTTTATGATCGGCCTGACCGTGAGCCTGGCCAGCATGTCATCAAACCGCTGGCTAAGCACGTTGTCAATTGGGATCTCTAGGTCGGGGCTAGGCCTTGGTAAGGTAGGCGTCGACGAGACTGTAGAGGGTGTTGATGTCGGTTTCATTGTCTGCGCTGATCTCTGTCACGTTAGTTTGCGAGTAGAACCCAAGGACTAGGGTCTTGATGAAGAAAAACTCCACATCTTGGAGGAGGTCTAGGTTGCCTGGCCTGAGCAGGTCTGGCTCATCGGGCTTAAGCGGCCTGAAGAGGAAGATGTGGTCATAGCACCTGGCTGATGTCAGCGTCCGGAAGTAAAGCCACTTGAAGAAGTCGGTGTAGCGCTCGAGCAGCTCACGCGGCAGGGTGGACTTGTCGACGTAGAAGACATAGTAGAAGAACGAGTCAGCCAGCGACCTGTCGGTCAAGATGACGGCGTTGGGGTTCTGTTGGATGATGGCCTGCTCTGCCGTGAACTTTTCGCGGATGACCTCAAACTGAAACTCAAGGTAGGCCCTTGGGTTGCTCCTGATCTGGTCGATGCTGACAACTGACTTTTGGCGAATGCACTCACTGGCGACCAAGATCCGGTCGCCAAAGTGCTCCTTGATGTCACGGATGGCCGTGGTCTTGCCACTGTGGCATGCGCCAGAAAATGCTATTAGCTTGCCCATTTCAGCCTCGTAGAACTGTTCTTCTAGGTGTGCCAATCAAGACTAAGTTAGCCATCGACATCCCGGCTCGGGAGAAGTTCAAGCAACGCATTCGGCTGCTATCGGGTGGGTTTGTCAACCCAAAAGCCTTTCCGAATGGTGAGATCACGATCTACCCGTGGGACATCCAAGTTGATGACTGGATGCTCACCCAAGGAAAGAACCAAGGGTCAAACATGTTCGACATCGTGCCGAACCTGTGCGACCTCAACGGGGCCGATGTCAACGAGCTCTTCGTTGGCGACGCCAGCACCATCTTGCTGGTGAGCCGGTCACTTCGGCATGGGAACACGATTGAGTTTTCGCCCGTCTGCTCATTTTGCAACAGGACCAACAAGCCGGAGTCTCTGAAGATCCCTGATCAGCTCAGGAAGCTGGCCGAGAAGCCTCCTGGCTGGGGCGGGACAGACAAGGTGACCCTGCCTGACTCAGGTGATGAGGTTGAGATCCGGCCTCTTCGTGTTGGTGACGAGAAGGCCATCGATGCTCTCAAGTTTGACGAGGCCAAGGAGCTTCCATCCATGACGGCCCACATCATCTGGGGCATCGTCTCAATCGGTGGTGGAAAACCTGACACCAGGGGAGAGCTGCTTCACTGGTTCAGGGCCTTGTCACCAAAGGACCAGGACTACCTTGGCAGCAAGGTCGATGAGCTTCACCCGCGGCTGGACAATGACGTCGATTACAGGTGTGACTTCTGTGGGAAGATCTTCACCTACACGATCGAGTTCAACCGCAACTTTTTTCGTGGCGGCGTCGTATAACGCGCTACGAAACCACTGGGAGCTCCTGACAACCATGGCCTTTCATGGCCGTGGGGCACACATCAACTTGAATGATGTGCCACCCTTCGCCGTTGAGTGGGTGACGGGCACCATGAACCGGCTGTTAGAGGAGGAGGTCAGGAGGCAGCAGAACATGCCAAGATAGGTTCTACCTGGCATGAAACGACGCACATTTCTCAAGACACTGGCCGTAGCAGGGTCGGCCATGGCAATCCCAAAGGCCATGGCCATCGTTCACGAGGAGATCGGCAAGTTACCGGCATGTCAGATGGTCGGCGATGTTAACGTCTCCCATGTGACCACGATGATGGGCTGCTCTGCAACCATCAACCATGGGCTTGGGGTGGAGATCAAGGGCTATGACTGCGTGGACATCTACGGGAAGCCGGCTACGCTCAAGGTTACACGGGTCGACGAAAATTCAGTCCACGTGGCCGTTGACAAGTCGTTCCTCATGCGGATGATGCCGATGGTCTATCGGGTGGTCTTGGTGGGCAAGAGCAGTGATGGCTGGCCCATCGTCAAGAGGACAGGCCGCAGTCCAGTGCTGGACGCGGTGACAGTCGGCCGGGTAACATCCTACCATGGTCATGAGGTTGACTACGAGACACGGCGTAAGATCTTGACGAAGATTGAGTCAAAGCTCAAGGAAAGGCATGGCTGAAGTTCACTGTCCAACCTGCGGTGGGCCCGCCGAGGAAGATGTCGTAGAAGTTGACATCGGAGTTGGCGTCCAGAAGCATGTTACTGGCTACGTGTGCCAGAGGTGTGGTGAGATCCCAGTCTGTTCTGGCTGTGGTGGCATCAATGGTGAACATAGGTCCTGGTGCGGGCAACTTGTCGAAGAGGCAGAAGATCGTCATAGAGTCAACGACGAACTGCATCTGGGTTAGACTTGAGATCTTGAGGATACCTCTGGGCATGGATGATGTAGACAAGCTGGTGAAGGCGCTTGAAGAGGCAAAGCAGCATTGTGGAGAGTGGGTCATCTCAACCTCGTTAAGTCATGGTTGACCTCATCTTTGATGCCTCAAGTTTCTGGGCTAGGGCTTACTTTGTCGCCCAGGCCAAGCCTGGCACCAGCTACTCAGCTGAGCGTGTCCAACGTGACCCAGTAGACATCGCGCTCAAGACAGTCACAAGCATGCTTCGCAACAGCTCACACTACTTTGGGCGGCACGTGGACAGGACCTTGTTTTGCTGGGATGGCGAGAAGCAGAAGAGCCCAAAGCATCGGCCTCAGGAAAAGCCAGCTGACTACATCCCAAAGCTTGAGGAGTTTGCAACCCACCTTGGGCCCATGTTCAACGCGGCTCAGGCCAGGCTGATAGCCTATGAGGCCGATGACGTGGTGGCCTCGGCATGTGAACGGTCATCGGCAGACCAGGTCATCGTCGTCTCTGGTGACAAGGACCTTCGCCAGCTCCAGACCAAGCGGATCTGGATCTACGACCTTCACGAGAAGATGCTCCTGACCAGGAACACCATCTGCGCTAAGTTTGGGATCCACGCCCCAATCCAGGTGGCCATCGCCTTGGCGATCATCGGTGATCCAGGTGATGGCATAGATGGGGTCTCTGGCTGGGGGAAGAAGAAGGTTGAAAAGCTGTTCTCGACAATCGACCCAGCTACCCCATTTGACAAGGTAGTTGACGCCCTCCTGGCGCAGATGGATGAGAAGAGGGCCCAGGAGTTCCTGATGAGTTTGGAGATGACATTGCTCGACACGGCCATTGAAGGCATCCCTGAGGCTGCCCAGGTCGCAATAGACGATGCTTTGGTGGCAGAGTTGGAGGCACGGCTTGCCGACTTTCCATTTGAGCAGGCCCCTGGACGGGGCGCGGAGGTAGATGAGGCAGAGCTGATCCGCCTCGCCAGGCTTAGAACGCCAGCAAGGGGATAGGGCCTCCGGAGGCCCTGGTGTAGATCCGTGTGACTGAGAAGTAGAGGAGTGACCCGCCGTCGGCATTGCCCACAAGCTGGACCTGGCCAGTTGTGCTGTTGACCACGATGGCCTTCTGCTGCCCAGCCACGAGGGTCGAGTTGATGTCGTTGGCTGGTGACAGTTCCTCGATGTCGGCCCACGTCCCGTCGCCTTGAAGCGCCTGGAAGCTATAGTTGATCGTGTGCGACCCACCGTTGTGCAAGGTGATCAAGGCATTGACTGGGCTTGCCTGGACCATGGTGAAGAGGGTCGAGGTGGTTTCACCCACAACCTGTGAGTCGTAAACGTGCACATTCATACGTCTTAAGTATCAGAAGCGGAGGCGCCACAGGTAGGTCTTGGCCACGTTCTCCATGTGGAATGGGACGTCAAGGACAGCCCGGTTAAGCAGCGTGTTGTCGGCGGCAAACAGGCCCATCTCTGAGATGAGTATCCCGGCGCCTTGGGCCTCTGTTGAGGAGATCGTCAGTGAGACACGGGCGATGAAAGGCTCAGGGTAGTCGATCCCGTTGACGGGCTTATACATGCTGTCGGCGGTCCCGTCACCATCACTGTCGTAGAAGGTCAGCGGGGCCTCAAGGGCGACGTCGATCACCTGCTCCGGGGCGATGCCTGTCCCGAGGCCAAAGTTGGTGCAGACAAAGTCACTCACTGGAGACCGGCCACCCCAGCAATAGATCATGTATTGCCGGCCAGAGTCCGTGTGGATGTTGGTCCCAATGGGAAGTTCTCCTGGCCCAATTTCTGGCCACTTGCTTAGCTGGCAAGGCTCGGCCCTGACGATCCCAGCCTTGGCCGCCTCAACGCCGGTCAAGAGACGACCGCCGGCGAGGGTGACCTCTTTCAGGGTCAGAAATCCATCAAGTCTCATGCGATTTAACTACTTTAGATCTTCGGCCGTGAAATTGGTGACCCAATTGAAGGGAGGATTGGTATTGAGTTGACGGTGGGTGTGGGGATGCTGACGCCAGCCGCAACTCCAGCCCCTACTGGGGCCGCCTCAATGGCCGCCAGCGCTGCCGCTCCAGGAGGCCCTTGGGCAACACCAGCACCGGCGGAGGCTGCAACTTGGCCTCCACCGACTGTTATCAGTGGCACCGTCACTAGCACTGGGACTGGGATTGGGACATAGATCACAACCGGTGGAGGGGCCGGAAATGAGATGTTGAAGCTAAGGTCAACGGCTAGGCTTGGAAGCGCTAGGAGAAATTGCGGTGGGACTACCACCATCGGTGTCTTTTGGGCCACGAGCTGGACATTAAAGACCGTGAGTGTCCCCAGCCTCACCAAGATCGTGACCGTGGCCTCTGGGATGGCCTTGATCAGCTTCATGGCATCATTGATGACATGCTGAAAGACCTTGTTGGCGTTGGCGATTAGCCATGCATGGGCCTTTGGGACACCCAACGCGGACATAGCCGGCAGGATAAAATCTCCAAGGAGGTCAAGGTTAAGGTTAAGGTTTAGAAACGGGACTGGGATCGTCACGACTACCGTGTAGTTGTAGGCCTTCCCGACAGGCGTGGTTTCCTTGGTGTAGGCAGTCGTGACCTCACCGGGGGTAATCCCGGCCTCTCCACCAACCCCAGAGCCACCTGCTCCTGTCTCACCACCTACGCTCCCACCTGGTGTTGATATCGTTGGCATATTATGTCGTGTGCATTGTCTTAGACGAGGCATCCTGTGGAAATTGAGGGTCAGTTAAGATAGGTGGCCCTGTGGGTGACCCGTCATTGCCATTGGTGTGGGTGTGGCCAATGAGCCAGGCTAGCATCTGAGGGTTTAGGAGGAGCACCGGAAAGCCTGCTCCAGTGCCGATGGAGCATGCGGCCGTGTTCATGATGAATGAGGGTGCGTTGACTGAGACCTTCCCATTTTCAATGACTATCCCAGCTCCGAGCGGTTCACCGAGTTGAACCTTGTCTTCTAAGGAGAGGCAAGCTCCGCTGGCCGAGCCGATAGACACGTTGCCAGAGTCATCGATGAGCATCGTGGCCCCAGACCCTGTTGTGATGATGATCGTGTTTCCTTCGATGACGATCATGGATGCTCCAGCCATGATCGTCATGCGCTCTGTCTTGACCAATGCGCTAGTTGGGGCATTGACCTGGACCGTTGGAGCTGACATGACGGCCGTGTCAACAGCCTGGATGACGATGGTCTGGCTGGTGTCGTTGAGTGTGACACGCTGCCCAATTGGGGTCTGCAAGGCGGCGGACCCACCGGAGGCCGACTTGCTAGTCTGGAGGAGGATCTGCTGGCCTTCACTGGTTGTGATCGTAATCTGGGTTGGCTTGATCTCTATGCTGTGGCCATAGCGGGTGAGGATGACCCTGTCAGGGTAACCTCCTTGGTCTGCTGAGTATTCATGCAGCTTTAGTGGGATGGCATTTTTCTGCACCTGCTTTGGGGCCACGGCCCACTCCCATAGTGGCTTCTCTGGCTCACCATCTAAGAAGGTGACCCAGACGGTGTCACCGATGGCCGGCAGCCAGCTGATGCCACCGGAGTCTTTGGAGTTTCCGTATGGGAGCCCACGTGGCAGGGCCCACGGGAGCTTGTCGGTCGGGACCTCCGTGGCATTGCCAAAGGTAGCCGGGACCCTGACCTTGATCCGACCAATCTGGTCAGGGTCGCGATTTTCCTCAACTAGGCCCCCGTAGACGCCCAAGAAGGTGTTCATGTCATACTTATGAACAAGAATATGCTCGTCAACGCGATGAATCCATGGGGCAGGCCAACGGCGGACAGCAGCCTGACGCTAGAGCCTCAGCGTGCCGACCTGTGGATGGTGGACCTTGGGCAGGTCCTCAATGGGGTGGTCGGGTCTGGGATCTACAACTACATCGGCAACATGGTTGACGATGTTGGCATCACGATGAGGCAGTATGCCTCCATGGTCAGCCCATTTGGAAAGAAGAGCACCACGATTCGCTACTACGTGGCCAGCGTCTCTCTGCCGGAACAGGTTGTCAAGCCAGAGGAGGTGGTGAGGGACTCAAGGCCTTACAACGTCCCTGGGTATGACGGCCCTCTTGGCCAAACCAGGATGACGTTCATCCACGACATCTCAAGCTGGAATGAAAATGATGTCAGGCGAAGTGAGATCTGGGCCTTGCTGACGCTGTGGAGGGCGCTGGTCAGGGCAGGCCGCGGGAGCTTTACCAATGACATCGTGCCACTGTTGGACGCCAACTTCATGGCCAACTATGCCTTCCCAGTCAGCGTCAAGTTTCTTGGCGGCCTTTCACTCAAGGATGCTCAAAACTTGGCCAACAACCCGCCAACGACATTCTCACCTGGGTCCGGCATTGGCCCGACGTCTGCCATGGAGGTCGCGGCAGTCTACACGTTGAAAAACTGCTGGCTGTCAACGATGCAGATCGGGGAGATCAGCTATGAGGGTGGGGCAAAGGTCGTCTTGATCACCGCGACGTTCTACGCGGATGACATCGTCCCAGTTGACATCATCTCGAATGTCAGTGGGGTCCTTGGCAGCTAGGAGTTGATCAGGTTTGGGTTTCTTTGGGCTGGCCTCTCATCGGCCTTCTCGGCCTTCTGTGCTGCGGCTAACCTTCGGATAAGGCCAACTCCAAACAGGGCCGTCGCACGCTGTGGGACCTGGGCATTGGCCTCGTTCAGCGTCATCGGGGCCTTATGTCCCTGAAATCGATTTGCGATGGCGATGTTCTGACTCAAGTTCATACACCTTAACTACGATGAGTGCAACTGCAAGTTTGAATGTTTCACAGGTGCTTGACTGGGTCATGCGGAGAAGGCCGATGATCTTGAGAGATCAACGCATGGTCTGGCTTGACAGACTTTCACCAGATGGAAAGAAGGCCTTGGTCTTTGAGGACGACCCAGTTATCACGAACAAGAGGCAGATAGGGTGCATCTGCATCAAGGTGAGAGAGATCGAGATGATAGTCTGACATGGCCGACATCGCCACAGTTGTCAAGGAGTTATTTACCCACGTCCCTGACAGGTCAACACCAGACGAGATGGTGTTCATCTGCCCGCACAAGGATTGTGATGATAAGACCGGAAATAGGTCAGTAAACTTGACGACGGGCCTGACGAACTGCTGGATCTGTGGCAAGCGGCCTGGCCATGCGGGCAACTTTGTCTGGTGGTGCCGAAGCCTTGGCTACGACGTTGAAGACCTGGACAAGCCGATCGAGTTGTCGGCGGCCGAGGAGCTTATGAACCAGGTTGAGAAGGAGCGGGTCGTGCCATCGTGGGTTGACATCACCATGCCCGTAGGGTTTAAGAGGCTTGTAGAAGACTGGGAATCTGGCTACGTGACCTTGATTGAGCGGATGGCCATACGAAAAGGCCTGACGCTAGATGACATGGTCAAGGCTGACGTCGGCTTTACCACGCAGTCAACGCTGTGGGAGCCGTATGTCATCTTCCCAGTCTATGAGTTTGACCGGTTGGTCTACTATCAAGGACGCACGTATGTGGATGAGGAAGGAAAGCCGA